CCCTCCTGTATCACAAACAACGACCGCCGATGCTTATCCAGCTCCTCCTGAGTCGGTTGCCTCAACACCAACACCGGCCACGGCTCGTCCGCCGTCACGATCTCCAGTTCATACCTCATGTCTTTATTTAATATCTTCGCCATTGCATTCTCCCTTTCTTCAACCCGGAACCCGGAACCCCGAACCCGGAACCCAGAACCCGGAACCCAGAACCCCGAACCCGGAACCCGGAACCCGGAACTTATTTACGCCACGGCCCCCAGATACTCCGTCACCTTGTTCGTCACGAACATATACCACGCATTGTAACTGTTCGTGTTGTCGTACAGCGCCTGGAACACGAGTGGATTCACAACCTGTATCGTGCCGTCTCTTCCCGGGACCGCATCAACCGTCCGTGTCCTCGGCAGTACAGCATCAACGGTGAAATAGTAGCCGCTCTCGATCAGCGCACCCGTGATCACTATCTGCACCACAGCCTCTGTCTCAGCCGCCAACCGATTGATCTCCGTCGCGTCCTCGGGCTCGAGGTTCAACCGCAGGCTCGCCAGATTATCAATCTTCGTGTCGCCGATCACGAGATCGTCCGCGTACCCGTCTGAATTGCCAAACGAGAATTCTGCGGACGCATTATTGATCAGCGCAAGCTCGAAATCCTTTACCTTGCTTCGGATGCTCGTGCCGTCGCTTACGGTCGTCCCATTGAATGTGCCGCCGACCTTAATCTCGACATCGGAATAATCGAGATACGCCTCACTCGTCGGATAGCTGCCGCCCGAAATGTCCACGCCAGTCGCAAAACTGCCATCGCCCACGATCTGTGCGCTCACGCGGCAAAAATCGCCCGCCGCATCCTTGTCGCCGCGCTTGCCCGTTATCCTCAGGGCCCGGCAGCCGATGCCCGCAATCACTTTCTCCCCAATGGTCGGGCTCTTCTCCCAGCCCGTCACTGTCGCCAGGCTCACGCCTGTCTGCGTCGTAATCGTGTGCTTATATGCGAGTGATGCGCCCACCAGCGCGCTGCTCACGCTCCCGCCCACCAGGCTCCCGAACAGCGCCGCATGATGCGGCAACAGCCTCGAGCGAAACTCGCGCTCGACCATCCACCGCCTGATACTCCATTCGGTTATCTGAGGTGAGCCGGTATACTCATCCTTATCCGTCACAATCTCGCCCGGCTTCGGAAGCGTGTGATCCTCCATGTGCTTCAGCAAAAACGGGACCGCCGACCCCCACGCGACCGAACTCCCTCTCGCGCTCTCCTTCTTCGTCCCCAGCGCGAAATAACTCGGCTCGATGCTTTGCTTAGTCATCTACTCCACCCCCCTCCACCTTCTCAAACAAATCGGGGAAATGCTCCCAATACCAATCATCCTCGAGCACTTGGTCCTTCCTGAATTTCCCCGCCTTCTTCCCGGTGAACACCTCGCAATCTTTCCTCGCCTTACTCGCCATCGCATTTCCCCCTTTTCGTGTAATTCGTTAATTCGTGTAATTCGTGTTCCCGTTTTTGCTTCTTTTCTTATGTTCTCTCGATATCCGTAAACACCAACATCTCAAATGTCACTTCCCCCAGCGCCACAAACTGCTCGCCATCCTGTATCAGGCTCAATCCACTCGCAACCGTCTCGAGCAGGGTCTTCCCGGCGCCGCCCCACTTGTTCGCAGCGCTCACTTGCTTCTTCACAATCCGCTCCGCATGCTCCCGCATCACCACCGCCGCCGCTTTCGCCGTATCCGCCACACTGTTCCGCGCGATAGACATCACCGCGCACGGCACCCGATTCAGTATCTCGCCGACAGTATCATATTCGCTTCTCACGCTGTCCCCGATAGGGTCCCGCACAAACGCGACACATATCGGCAGCGCGTCCGTCCCGTAGCCATACGTCGCGGCCCGAGTCAAATCAATCCGGGCCTTCAGCCCCGCCCCAAACGTCGTCACCAATGCATCAAGCGACGCATCCGCCGCAAGCGCCGCACTCATCTTCGCCTCGATATCGCTATAATCTAATGCCGCCGCCATCTTCTTTCATTCGCCCCATTCGTCCCATTCGTGTAATTCGTGATCCCTCTTTTTCTTCCTCTTCTTTTTCTTCAACCCCGAACCCGGTACCCTGAACCCGGAACCCGGAACCCGGAACCCGGAACTACTTCCCCCTCTTCTCAATCCACCCGTGTACTATCCGGCCAATCTCCCTCACCGCAAATTCAGCCGCCCGCCTGAACACATGCCGAGCCTTTGTCCCAGGATGATGTACCACGCCCGGCTTTCCAACAAAAACTTCATCGCCCGACTTCGCAAAGAAATGAAGGCACTTCGCAACTGTTGCTGTGATTGTGTGCGGAGCGCTCCCCTCCTCAATCACGATAGGGTAGGGGAACCCGGTCCGCGCATCCCGCGCAGCGTCGCCCACAATGCCCACCGTGTTCACGCCGCTCCCCTCGAGCCTCATCCTCATGCTCTTCTGGTAAAGCCCCGTCCGCCTTATGTTCTCGGCATCCGCTATCCGTTTCGCCTCGCGATATGCCGCCGTCGTCGTATCCGATATCACTCGAGGAATCGCTTTCTCCATGTTCGCGCCCGTCCTCTCGAGCAACTTCAACGCCTCTTCGAGGTCCCTCTTATTTATCTCAAACTGTACACTCATCTATTCGCCGCTTTCGCATACCGCTTATATGGCCCTAGCCGCCGCTTGATCTCAATCGGCATCTCCGTAATGTAACTCGTGCTCACATTGAGCTGCGCAATGCTCTGGCTCTGCATTGCCTCTTTGCCAATTCTCTGCGTCAGCCAAGAGATATACATGCACAGCGTCTCTTTCAAATCATTCGGCACATTCGCGCCAGCCCCCGTCGGCACGTATCCACCGACATAAACTAGCTTGATGTTCTTCAATCCCTTTGAAAATGTTAGTCCGTCCAGCCGCACGTAACGATCATACACAACATAATCATCTGTATCGACCAGATATGCATCCCCATACCCGCGATCCGGATCATCATGCAAGCTCGTCACGCTCACAATCGGCAGATATCTGGGCCAAACGATGTTCTTGCCGCCGCGCCCCCCATCGAAATATTCCGTCCTGGCTGTGGCGCCGTCCTCGAAATATCGATTGCAAAATTTCTCGATGTCCGCCTGCGCCTGCGGTAGCAACGCAGTCAATCGCGTATCACTGCCCGTGTCGCCTATGGCTGCAAACGTCTTATATTCCGCCAATGTGATCAGCGCCATCGTCTCATCCCCTGCCGCCCGACTCGGGCCGTCAATCTCTATTTGTTGTCTGCCGGCTTTTGCATCTTGTTGTTGGGACTCTTCAGGCTTTTCCAAATTGAGGCCGCCGCCTTGTCTGCGGGGCCCCAGTGCTTCGGAAAATCTTGCATGAGCTGCTTTGCTTTTTCGTCCGATACTTCTATCTTGTCCCCCTCGCGCGCAACAACCTCCTCTTTCCCGTCCGCGCCCTTATAAATCTCGCCCTTGAATTTCAGTCTCGCCATCGTCTTGTCTCCTTCTCTGTCCCCGGCGACTCGCCGGCCCATCCCGTCCATCTTGTCCACTGTTGTAGGGGCAGGCCCGCGCGCCTGCCCCCCTCTTTTTCTTCTTCCAACCCGGAACTCAGAACCCGGAACCCCGAACTCGGAACCCGGGACACTCTAATCAGATGCGTTCTGCCACAACACGCGGATCAATTCATCCGCGCTCTTCGAGATGCTCGGCTCGAGCGCAATCGCCACCGGCGCCGTCGAATCCTCATCGAGATATCCCGAGCCCGCGCAGCTCAATATGTCGCCCGGGATGATGGCCGCTCCTCTCACCGGCGCAAATCCGATCCAGCCGCGCGTCGCAACCTCGCCCTCGCTGTTGTCCGCAATCGATTCGACGGTATGGCCGATACAGGCAGTCGTATCCGCCGTGCCCGCCAGTATCCCGCTCGTGGTGTACGCATATACCCCGACGTTCCCGCTCAGGTTTGCCATGTCCACGCCGGTGATCGTTTTCCACAATTTCGTGGACTTCAAACACAAACCCGTCGCAGCCGTCGTCACTGTCTCCGTCTGCGTGCTGCCATACTGGTCGGTCCCCGTCAGCGTCCCTGTCAGCGTATCGCCCTGATCCGTCGAATAGCTCACCATCACATAATGAGCGCCGCCCTCAGACGACAGACTCTCCGCTATCGTCATATCATCCGCAGCCGTGGCGCTCGTTACGACCGTGATAGCTGCGTTGTTGACAATCACCGGATCATACGCAGCCATCGTCGAGCCGCTCTTGTTCCTCCACGTCATCCAATTCTGTTGCAGCGCGAGCTTCGCGTTCACGTCGCCCGGCGCAGTTGCGCCCGGCTCCATGATATCGATCCCGCCCTCATCCAGCAGCGTCCACGCGCCCGCCGGATTCCATGCAACCCATGCCAGCGCCACCATGATGAGCACCAGCAACACGCTATGTGTCCATTGCCTTACTCTCATCTTTCCTTCACCCTCTCTCTTTTCTCTGCATCCTCTGCGGTTCATTTTTCTTTCCCCCTTTTCTAAAGGGGGACTAAGGGGGATTACTTCATCCCCCTCGTCCATAATTCAACCCGGAACCCGGTACCCTGAACCCGGAACCCGGTACCCTGAACCCGGTACCCGGAACTCAGCACTCGGTACCCGGAACCATTTACGACGTGATGTTGTACCCGAGCCCAACGATATACTCACTCGTGTACACATACGCGGGCTCCAGGTCCAGCCGCTGAGTCGCCACGAACACGTTCTGATCCGTCTCCATGTACAACTCTTCCGACGCGCGCGCCCGCACATCGCGGCGGTCTCCATAGAGGAACGCCGGGCGGTACACAAGCGGCAATACCGTCTTCGTTGTCGTCACGCCGTCATACACGCCGCTTGCGTTCAGGTCCTCGCGGATGAACTCGCTCACGACCACGGGAATGCCGTCCAGCTTCGCGAGCTCGCCGGTGAGAATGGTCGCGTTGCTGCCGTACTTATCGACGGTGATCACTTCGGCCAACCCGAGCATTTTGTTGAATACGCTCAGCCCGGCGATCCACGCGAGCTTGTTCGGGTCCACGCCATACTTGCCCATCGCTTTCCGGATCGAGCGCAAGTTCGTCGTGTTGAACGTCGAAAGGTCCACCTTCGCCGCCGACTGCGCCATCTTGCGATAGCCCTTCCACGCCTTGCGCCGATCCGCCGAGCTAGTCACATCGCTGTCCTGATGCGTCGTCGAATCGTCGCCGTTGATGGTCGCCTCTTCCTGCGCTTCCGCCAGTGCGCGCACAACCTTCATCTGCACATACGGCAGCGCAGCGATCACGCTATCCTCGACGAGCTCGCCGGACCACAGCACGCGCACGCCCAATTTCTTGGCGTCAAACGTGATATTCTTTGTGCCCGGCGTCGAGGCCGTCATTTTCGTGGCCGTGTCGCTCGTGCTCTCGCTCACCAGATACGCAGTTGCATCGCCGCCCTCAACCGGCAGCTTATATGGATCGCTCGGCATCCGTATGCGCGGATGCAATGCCGCCACCTTCAGTTCGAGCTTCAGCTTCTGGACGAGCTCAGCGGCAAATCCGGTCGGTATCCACTCGGCGCCTTCCTCGCTCGTGGCCGTATCCATCGCCTTCGCGAATTCCGTCACATCGTGCGAAAAGCCGAGCCACGATTTCAGCGCCTTCGGCGAGGTCCGCATTATCGAGGCTGCAAACTGCATGTCAAACGCGCGCTGCTGCAATTCGGCCGAAAGCACGAGATTGCCGTGCATGTCGAACCCGCCGCCCTTGCCGACGGGAAACTCGATCCGCCGCGCCACAATCTGTTTCTGCGCGGCAAGCATCGCCTGCACAATCTCCTTCACCTTCGCCTCATCGAGCATGCTCGATTTCAGGGCTTGCACCCCGTCATGTATCGCTTTCAATTGTTCCTGCATCTGTTCTCCCTCTCTGTTTTGTTCTTGTCCACCCCGTCTATGTCGTCCATTATCTTCTTTCGGCGCTCTTCACGCCGGTCGCGTTCGCCTGCGCTCAGCTTTTCGCCCCGGCAGTCACCTCCTTCAACTCATTCTCTATCTCTGTCAATAATCTCTGAGCCTCGCGCTTCTCTTCATCCTCTTCAAACTCCCGTTGCAATCTTTCCAGCGGCGCCATCAGCTCAGCCCATTCGCAGAGTGCGCATGCCATGAACGCAATCATCCAATCCCGTTCATGCTCTCGTTCTTCTCTCTCTTGCTCCTCTGCGCTCCTCTGCGGTTCGGGTTCGATTTTTGCTGTTCTTTCAACTTGCTGGAACATCTTCGCAACCTCGAACAATGTCCGCCGATTCGCGGGTATCGTCACGACCGCAAT